ATTTAGTTTTAGTTTTTTTTGTTATCATTCTAACCACTCCCTTGGTACAAATCCTTGACACCATTTATAATCATATCTATCACACCACCCACCGTAAGTAGTTTTTGATCCTTTGTACAGTTTGTTGTTGGCATTCATAAACAGGAATCGTAAATCTAAATCTGGATGCTGTTTTTTAATTAACAGATGTTTACCTCTATCTTGTGAAATAAACAGACCTTTTACTTCTATATAAAAATCCTGTTCTTTTAAGTAGAAATCTGGTGTGTATTTACTATGCCTTGTATATTCAAATGTAGATTTTTCATAAAGGAAAGGTACTTTACTTTTAGCTAACTGATTAGCTATATCTAATTCAAAATTAGATCTATATCCATGTGCTCTTTTCAATTATCTTCTTCCTTATCTTTTGGTAGGTATACCATATAAAAGGAACCACATTTAGGACAGGATAGGTTTGTTGACATGCAATAGTCTTCCTCTTCTTCTTCCATATCATGGTCTCCACCCCAAATTACCTCTGTACCACAATGCCAACAGTTCATTCTTCTGTTCTTCTTAATTTTATATCTTTTGGAGGAAAGGCATCAAACAAAGCTCCAGACTCTTCTACAGCAAACTCAAATATTTTAGGACAGTTTTTCTTCATCTTTTCTAAAGCTTCTGTCCACTCTGCCATGTAGAAACAAACAAGTGCTCCTCTATTTAAAACTTTTTGTATTTTATTTAAATCCTTAAACACCATATCTTTCTTTTGATCGTAATCAAAATCATTCCATTCACCTCTTTCATAAAAACTTTTACATACTCTTATAGGCATGGATGAAAAGTTATTTCTCAACTCCCTTATGATATCTGTGCTTCCTTTTCTATCTTCAGAATCTGGGTAAGCATACCACACATTATCATTCATATAAATATCTGAAAAACTAACATCAGTCTGAAAGTAGATAGGCATTATACCTCCCGTTTTTTAAGGTTACTATACCATACAGATTTTGGAAAACGTGCTGTTGATCCTACTTTCCTATGCATAATAGCATTAGGCCAACAGGCTCTTTTAAAATCACAAAATCCACAAATGCTTGACAGTACTCTATTTCCTGTCTTCTTAACATTCTTATCTTTATCTTTGTATGTTTCTTCTACATCCGTAAAGCATCTTTTAAATTTCTCTCCACTTAGTAAAGCATTTAAGTTTTTCTCTGCTAAAGCAAGAGCTTCTTTCTTATCTTCTTCTTGTAGTTCAGGAGCTTCACACACCACCCACTCACCACTTGCTTTATTAACAACAATCCAACCACCAAAATCTTTGTTTCTAGCTTTGCTGTACAAGTATCCTTGAACAATATACCCAAAGACATCATCTTCTTTTATCTTCTTATAGCCACCCATAGCTCCAAATTTATGTTCAAAGGCATAAGGACTTGCAGATTTAATATCCCACACCTTTCCATCTATTTCAACATCTAGTGTACCAGAGACAGAATGCTTACCTAACTTTAATTTGACAGACTCTTGCTCTGCCTCTATGTTTACCGTTGCCGATTTCATTACCAAAATGGCAATAGCTTCGACAAGATCACCAAACATAAAACGAACTAAAGAATTATACTCAAAGTTTTTCTCTGCTCCATCTCGTTCCATCTTTTGTTGGCATAAGGGCCTACCTAAAGAAGACATACGAGGTTTCCAAGCACCTCTTTTGTTAGAGAACTGACGTACTACAGACTTAGTACATGCCTCTTTAAATTCTTCTACAAGTTTGGGATCTAGATCGGCCCCTTCTCTTGAAACACGATCTAGAAACCCTTGTACCTTATGTAGTATAAGGTTATTCATTAACTACGGAGTCAAACTGTACTTTATCGTCAGTAGCAGAATGATATGCTTTCATAACACTATCATTATACCCTTTGACGGACTCCATAAATGCTCTCATTTGAGCATCATCTTCTTCTGCCCATGCCACCGGCTTTTGAGGTGTTAACTCTGCATGGAAGTAGATGTTTCCACCTTTCTTCTTTTTCACTGAGGACAGCCCAATATTCATCAGCCACATAGGTTGCTTCTGTCTATTTAGACTTTTTAGGCAGTCTGCTACCGGTGAAAAGTTTGATCCTTTTGCATACCATATGCAAGGAACATTTTTGACAGTAGCCTTACTGCCATCTTTGTTCACAGCATTCTCAAAGGATACTAATCCATAGAGATTCTGACTGCACTTAATACTCTTCTGTACAGCCCACTCTGGACTATCTTTTGGTAATGCTTCTATAGTGTTATAGTCTAACTTACCACACTTTAATCCTCCTCCAGTATCATAAAAGTCATTGCTGAAGGAAGGAGCCTGTACAGTTTGGCAGGAGAAAGCACTAGCTTCATTATCCCAAACGAAATAGGAATAAGTACGCATAAACACACGTATAGTAGCTTTCTCACCATATACAGGCCCTTCAGGGGGGGTAGTCATACTGAACCAGCCTCTTGGAAGAGCATTACCATCAAAATCTTCTGTAGCATGGTTGATAGCCAGTCTACTTATAGATGCTTTGGTAGTACTGTGATCCAATTGACCAGTCAGTTTCATCATATCCTCTGTAGAGAGCTTACCTAAGTTCTCTGGCAGAGAAGTATCCATTGTGGTTAATTCAGTCATGATTTATATATCTCCTTCATGTCTAACCAATTGTTACCTATTTTAATCTCGATTCCTATCGGCATATCATAATCTATATTGTATCTTTTCTTACATTCTTCAGGTAGAGAGAACATAGCTTCTTTCATTACCTCCACAGCTGAATCTTGTTCGTCTGGATGCACGTCAACTACAATGGAATCGTGAACCGTATTACATATTATACTGTACATTTGCCTATCTGTCAACAACTTTTTTAATTTTATTAATGCAATAGGAAGAAGATCAGCAGTAGCAAACCCTTGTACAGGATAATTTTTAATTGCTGTAGAGTTTGACACTCCTCCGTACCTCATTCTATATACATCGTTAAAGTTATAATATCTGCCAGAAGGTAGTACAACACGATGATTAGTAATAGCATCATTCTGTAAAGTCTCATGCCACTGTGTAATCTGTTTGTACTTTTCTTTAAATGCCTGATAATACTCCATCTGTTTTGGTGTACCTAAAAAGCCTCCGTACAAAGGCTTAAACGTATCAGCCTTTGCATCTTGCCTAGACACACCCAGCACAGATGCTGTAAACGAATGTACATCAACATCATTTCTGACATCTTCGTACACTTTATTATCCTTTGCTAAAAAGCCGGCAACTCTAAACTCTAGCTGGGAATAATCTCCTTCAAGTATATGTCCACCCTCCCATCTGCTAACCACTACCTTACGTACAGGAAAGGTACCACCTCTGGGCATGTTTTGGAAATTAGGATTCCTTGAGGACAGCCTTCCTGTAGAGGTAACACATTGCATATAATGTGGATGGATTCTACGTTTATCATCTAAACCTTTTTCTATTCCTTCTATAAAGGTTTTCAAATATGTTTTAATTGCGTTGTATCTTATGTAGTTTTTCATAAAAGTCTTCTGCTCTGGTTTAGTAGTTACAGCCAAGCCTTCTAAGGTAGGCCTATCTGTTTTAAAGCCATGTATGGTAAGATCAAGTGTATTTCTCGGCTGCATACCTAACCCAGCAAAATCCCTAGTTTGTCTGTATACAACACCCTTTTTGTTACAGGATTTACAGACACGTTTCTGCTTACCTACAGTACCATCTCTTTTCAAAGCAAACTTGTATCCTATACCATTACAGGATGTACACCTTTGCATTATCGTCTTAAACAAAGGCTTGGTCAGACGAACTATACTCTGTTGAAATGCCTGTACACCCATAGTTTTAGGCCTTCTTTTCTTTCTGGTGTTACCTCGTGCTTCATAACCTAAATTAAAATGGCTAGTCCATTGTTTCTTATTTAGTACAGCCCTAGAGAATATAATTTTTGATCTATCTTCTGGGCTATTTAAATTAACAGGAGTATCTCCCATCAATTGCTTAACCTCTGTAGTCAAATACGTTTCTAGTTCTTTTACTTCTTTTGTATAGGTAGCTTTAATCTCAAATAAATTCTTTAAACTTATCTGTAATCCATTATTCTCCACATCACACAGTACATCACAGAACTCATTCATCAAATCATTTGTAGCTTTCAAAGAGTCAGGCATGTTACTTAGTTGTGCCTCGTATAATTCTTTTGTTATCTGTACGTCAGCTTCACCGTATTCTTTCACTGCAGACCAAGGTATGCTCTCAAACGACACATTTTTTTTCATATAT